TTGGGCCAGTGGGGCCAGTAGGGCCGGGAGCGCCAGTAGGTCCAGTTGCACCCGTTGGACCAGTTGCACCAGTGTCGCCACGAGGAATGGTGAAATTGAATGTGGCAGCAGAGGATGTGCCGCTATTGGTTACAGACGCGCTTGTACCAGCGGCTCCTGTGGTCGTAGTGCCAGCAGCAACAGTTGCGGCTGTTCCTGTGGCTCCAGTGGGACCAGTTGGGCCAGTGGGGCCAGTAGGGCCGGGAGCGCCAGTAGGTCCAGTTGCACCCGTTGGACCAGTTGCACCAGTGTCGCCACGAGGAATGGTGAAATTGAATGTGGCAGCAGAGGATGTGCCGCTATTTGTCACGGAAGCAGAGCTACCAGCAGCGCCTGTGGTTGTTGTGCCAGCAGCCACAGTAGCCGCTGTACCTGTCGCGCCTGTAGGGCCAGTTGGACCTGTAGGACCAGTTGGTCCAGTAGCGCCTGTTGGACCAGTCGGGCCAACTAGTGCAAGCTGCTGAACAGTTGCCTTGCGTGTGGCGCCAGCAGAAACATCGTAGAAAGCAATCAGGTCAGAAGACTGAGTTGCAGGCTCAGAAGTCAAGCCGTTGATGTTCAAGTTATTGGACGTTGCTGCTGTAGTGGCTGTAGCCGCATTGCCGGAGATTGCAATTGCCCATGTGCCAGTTGCGTTTGTTCCGCTAACGGAAGGAGCGCCAACATCTGCAAAGCCAAGCACAACGCTACCTGTGTAGCCGTTAACAGATGTCACGGCATCAGTGTTGTCCACCTTTTGCCAAACAGTGCCGCTGAACACAATCCAGTCGCCAGTTACCCAACCAGACACGCCATCAATAGTTGTGTTGCCAGATACGCTGACAACGTAGTAATGACCCTTTACGCCAACTCCAGATGTGATTGTTGGTGTGTTGGTTGCTGCGTTCCATGTGCCCTCAAAGGTCAAAGCGCCTTGCAGTGACGCAGGGATTTGAGAAAGTGGAACAGTGCCGCTGTTGTCCAACGTGGCAACGCCATTTGCTACGCCAGCATCAAGCACAGCAGCAGTGCCAAGACCAAGATTGGTTCTGGCAGTAGGCGCTGTAGATGCGCCTGTACCGCCATTGGCAACAGGCAAAACGCCAGTCACACCAGTAGACAAAGGCAGGCCAGTTGCGCTGCTCAATACTGGTGCGTTCGACTTTTCCCACAAGCCACTTGTGCTGTTGTACACAATGGTCTGACCGTTTGTTGGGTTCTGTGCGGATACGTTGTGAAGCTCATCAAGCTCGTATCCGTTTTGCACGCGCACATAAATCTGACCGTTGCCAGAGTTGGCACGCTCAACAACACCCATGTAAACCAGATGGTTTGGAGCGTACTGCTTGACGTTTGTGAGTGAGCCGGGGGTTGATCCCAAGTATAAAGAATCGCCTGCTGCAAAGGTCGAAAGATTCAGGCCGTCAATGACGCCTTGACACATAACAAAGCCAGTGCCGCCAGCAGTGATGGCTTGATTGGCAAGGCCAAACACCTTTGCAGATGTTGCGTCAGATGTGTTGCTTGCCAGCTTGACAGTGGCTCTGTCGCCTTGCGCCCCAAACAGATAGACTGCCTGACCTTTTTGGATGGTCACAGAATCAGCGTTGGTAACACGAGCCAAGATTGATTGACCAATGCGAACAACGCCGTCAGCTAAAGCGTTGAATGCGATAGTTCCTTGGTTAGCATCCCAAACCATTTTGCCAACGCCGGGAGCCTCAGTGACAGTCGTGTCGATCTGAACGTAGTCGCCAGTAAAACTGTTGCCTGCGATGTTGTTGTTGTCGTCAATGATGACGCCAGAGTTCTGGATGGTGTAGCCAGTTGTGCCATCAAAGCGAGGTACTGTATTGTCAGTCGCTGTTGGAGACTTGGCTACAAAGCTAGTTGAGGGGACAAAGGCAGTCTGCCATGCAGTGCCGTTGTATGTCCTCATCACGTTGTTGACAGTGTTCCAGTACAAAGCGCCAGTCAGCAAAGGGTTGCCGTCATTGTCTGTCGCAGGGTCAGCGTTCTTTGCGCCAAGATAGCGGTCATCAAAGTTGTCGTACAAAGCAGCAGCATTTGATTCAGACAAGGCGGCAGCAACTTGCGAGGCAAGGGCAGCAGTCTCGCTGTCAGCAGCAGCGTTCTCGGACGCAAGGGCAGCGAAAGCAGAAGCAGAAGCGGCGTTCTCAGATGCCAGTGCGGCGGCTTCAGAGTCAGCAGCAGCTTGCTCCGATGCCAAAGCAGCAGCAGCAGATGTCGCAGCATCTCCAGCAGAGTTTGCTGCGTTTACAGCTTCAGCAGCAGATAGGTCAGCACTGCCATCAGCGGCTGTTGCAGATGCGGCAGCGTTAGTTTCCGAGGTGGCAGCATTTAGTGCTGATGCGGCAGCAGCATCAGCAGAAGAAGCAGCGTTTGACGCAGAGGTTGCGGCATTGCCTTCACTTGTAGCAGCGTCAGCAGCGGAGGCGGCAGCAGCTTGCTCAGATGCAAGAGCGTCAGAAGCATAAGCGGCAGCGGCCTGCTCGGAGGCAAGGGCAGCAACAGCAGAGGCATCAGCGGCCTGCTCAGAGGCTAAAGCAGCAGCGGCAGAGGTTGCAGCTTCTCCAGCAAAGGTTGCCGCACTTTCAGCTTGGTCTTGCGCGTCAATAGAACTTTGCAAAGCAGCGGCAGCACTGTCGGCAGCATTCTGCTCACTTAGCAATGCCGCAGAGGCAGAAGCAGCAGAATCATTTGCAGATGCCAGCGAGTCAGAGGCAGACTGAGCAGCGTCAGCAGCACTTGCAGCAGCAGCAGCGGCTTCAGCAGGGGCAGCAATGATTGCCGCCATGTTGTCGTTGACGTTATTGATGGCCGCAAGGTTGTCGTACACATCGTTGATGACAGCAATGTCGCCTGCAACGGCAACGATGCTGACCATGTTGTCTTCAATGTCAATCAGGATTGCGCTGCTGACACCAATTGGGCCAAGTTGCTCTTCTGTGCCGTTTGTGTAAACAATGTCCAAATAAGCGTAGTCGCCAACATCAACTTGTGTAATGCTGACAATGCCAACGCCATCAGCCCCCGCAACACCACGATCAATGTTGATGACCTGATCCGGTGTAGGTGTGACTTGGACGTTAATGTTGTTGCCGTCAATGACGGTGACATTCAGATTAGCCATAACTTCCCCTTAAACAGATGCAGTGGTGTTCACAACACCATCAGAGCGAACAAGAAACAACAGGAAGATGATTGAGTCATCTTGCGGCGTTCCACCTACAGCGGGGAAGCTGATTTTGATTCGTCCAGAAAAGCCAACAGGGACATTGGCAGAGATGTCCAACTCAGGATCGCCTGCAATGATGTCCCAAGAGGATTGGTTAATCACAAGCGTAAATGCGCCAGAGGCATCATTGCGGTTTGTGATTGTCAGTGGTACAGGAGTTGGAGCAGGGCTGTAGTCAGTGATGTCGAACGTCAAGCCGCTACGACTATCCTGAATGTTGCTCAACAAGCGGCGAACAATCTGTGCGTTGATTGTTGCGCCAGTCAGGTTAACAGGGGTGTTGCCAGCGCCTGTGAACACAAGGTTCCAGTAGGTCTGTTGTTGATAGACCAGTTCGCCAGCGATGATGGGGTTATCAAACCCCGACACTTGCGTAAGTGTATTTTTGTTAAAGACAGCCATTAGGTTCCCCAAAGCTCGGGTGGTGACGCTCCCTGCTAACTCGCAGGGCTACGGATTCTGTCTTGTCTTGATGTAATTATGCCTTATTAGGAAATTCTTAACCACATACAAACAGTAATGTACGGTTGCAAATTAGCATTTGTGGCACTAGACCCGGCTGAATCTATTGTATGCGTATGGCTACCTGCGGAATTAGTTAAGCCGCCATCTGGTGTCTGAGATGTTCCATTTAAAACATATGCCTCAAATCCAGAAGAGCCAACGGCAGCAAGACTTTTATTTGAAGTGACTGTTGGTGTAAGTTGACTTGGAGAATCTGTTGCTGCGTTATAAACAGAAAAATGCTGGTGACTTCCCGCTGAGTTTGCACTGTGCGTATGACTTACCAAAACAGCATCTTTGCTGCCGCCTGTTTCTTGCAAAGCATCAAAAGCAGAGTCGGCAGAATTTAAGCCAACAAGAACTCGGCCAGCACCAAAAGCTGTCCATGTTCCAAAACCCAACAATGTTGCAGGGTTTGTTGTAACTCCTGCATTGATGTAAATTGATCCAATAGGATAAATTGATGCTGATAAGTTAGAAACAGCGGCAGCAACGCTAGATGCTCCTGTGCCGCCATTGGCAACAGGAACTGCGTTGACCAATCCGTCAGTCGCGTCCAAACGACCAGACGAATCTAGGTTGTTCGCAAGCTGCGAAAGGTTGTAGGCTTGAGTCATTTCATTTCCTTATGCGGGGCCAATCCTAGCAAAAGTTTGCTGATTGAGCAATGTAAAGTTGTTGTTGAAGGCTTGAACCAGATTGTATCCAGACGGGTTTGCCGTGTAATCTAAGCCAGTTCCTTGGGCCAGCAAAGCTCCGTTTGCATAAATTTCCATAGACAAAGGGTTGTTTGGGAAGACGTAGCTCAAAGCGCCATTGATGGAATAAGCGACAGTGTTTGTCACGTTGGAGGCCGGGACGCCAAAATTGTTCTCAGAGAACATGATGAACGTCATTTTGCCTGTAACGCTGGCAGGAAAGCCGCCAATCTCGTTATTAGACAGGTCATAGTCAATTTCGCTAAATTGTGCGCCGTTGACGTAAACCATCTCAAAGCCGTTGCGGATCGTGAACTCAGGCGGCTGATAAGAGTTGGCGGCAGTCAGGTCAATTGTGTATCGGCTAAATGGCCTGTAAGCAGAACCAGCAGGTCTACGTCTAAACGCACCAAATCCATTTGTGGCTCCAGCAATGTTTGTTGTAAACACAATCGTTTTAGTGGTCGTGTTGACAGACTGAACAGTGTAGGTTGTAGGCGTGTCTGCTGGCTGCGGCTGCTCGGCTGCAAAACATAGCAAATCTCCCGCACTAATGATTTGGAAAGCTGGTGCGCTGTAGGTAATTGAGTTGGCCGTGCTGGAGACAATGACTACGTTCAAATTCTCGTAATACTGGTCTGTGCTGACAGCCCTCATGTTATACACGGTAACAATTTCTCCAACAGCGCAAGCATTCGCCAGCACTACAGTTGTGGTCGTTTCCGAGTAGACGCTTGTGTCTTGCAACACGCCATCGCGGAACACAAGGATGTTACCGACAACATGGTTAACGCTGAATGTTGTCTGACCTGCTGTGGCGACAAAAACACTTTCCGTGTAGAAGAAGTCGTCAGGTTGAGTGAAGCCGACAACACGGCCAAAAACATCAATGGTTAAAGTGGCTGCGTTAAATGTCTTGGAATAAACGCCATTGCCAAAGTTCAGGAACTTCTCCAAAGACACAACCATTGAGCCGCTTGTATTATTGGTCACGTTCAACAAGCCATCAGCCGAACTAATTGCTGTTGTGCCTGCCTTGGTCAATTGACCAGTTCGCAAATCAAGGTCAATGAAATTGTTGCCGTCCTCAAGCGCCCCCCATACAGACGAGTCATACACCGATGATTCTGTGGGAACAAACGCGCCGCCAAGGTTGTTAAAAGCAGCATTGCCTATAGCAAAACTAAACTTGCGGTTTGTCCTGTTGGCATAAAGCAAATAGTTCGATGTGCCAAAGTTGCCTGCGTACCAAGTGTAATCAGCAGGGTTTGTGCTGGCGTTGGCTGTGACGTTGTTCTGCAAGCCGTAGTAAGTCTTGTTGCGCGGGTTTGTGCTGAAGCCAGATGTGCCTGTGGCGTTGTCTGCGTAACGCACGGCAATGTATCTCTCAACGTACTGAAAGGTTGTTGGCCTCCAGCTAAACACCGCAGATGCTGGAGAATACTCGCTAGTAGCAATAGAATTGACCAGACGAGCAAACAGATACCAGTTGCCAGCAGGGATTTGCAAGTTAACTGTAGGCAATGTTTGACCAACAGAAAATGGAACACCGTTGCTTGGCAATGATGTTGTGCCGCCAAGAAATCTTTGCGTTGCCGTTGGTGTTGCAAAAGCCGAGTACCAAATTTCCGCATACGTTGCGAAACTAGCTGACCCCATAAACGGCCGTACGTTAAAACTAGGAATAGCCGCAGAAGGAAAGCTAGAGACCACTGTAGGAGCAGGAACAGGGCCAAAGAAGGATGGGTCAGGCAAGTCTGAGTTAGGTGCTGGAACGTACTTTGTAATGTCCTTATTGTCATACACCTGTGCGTTGTATTCGTTCAATTCAAACGATGCGCCAAGGTTGCCATCAGGTAAAGACACTTCAGATACACGCATCACTCTAAACGGCTTGTTTGTCCAGCCGTAAGATGAGTTGGTAACAGTCACAACATCACCAGCATCAACTTGAATGCCAACATATGCCGTGCTGAAGCTAACAATCAAGTCTTCACGGGCTTGCTCAAGTATTCTGGTTGCAAGGTACTGAGCCTGTACCGAATCGTTGGTCATCGAAAACTGAACAGACTGCTTGTTAATTGGCTCGTTGGGATACAGCAAACCAGCAGGAGTCTCGTAGTACACAAAATCAGATTGGTCTCGGTTTTCACCGCTTGGGAACTCAGCTTCAATCTGGTTAATGCTACTTGTAATGTCGTAAGCACTGACGCGAATCTCGCCAACAATAGAATCATCATCAAACGCATAAGCCACTGAAGACTCTTTGTTAATGACAATGCTCCACTGACCTTTTGCTGCGTTGTACTGATTCCAAGAATCACAGACGATCATGATGGAATTGATGTTGTTCAGGCATGACTGCCCTGTATCAATAACGCCGTTGATGCGGTAGCGAGGCTGCGTCAATACGCCTATTCCGGGTTGTGTGTATGGAATCAGGCCATCGCTGTATGTGTTTAAAGCAGCAGCAGATGTAGCATCAACCAAATCTGTTGGCATAGCGCCACCGTACTTTTGGTTTGTGATGTAGTCGTACCAAACATCTCCCGGCTTTGCTGCGCTAGTACCATTAAGGTAGTGGCTGACAGAAAAAGTCAGGGTCTGCATATTTGTTGTTTCGGCTTCACGGTTGTAATTCATTTTTACAATCGCAAACGCAAGACCATTCATCTGGCGATTAGATGAAGCCCACCGCAACTCAGATGGCAGGTCAGAACCACCCATGTAAGTTGATGGCAAAGAAGCGCCGTTTGCAGAAGTGATAACACCTGCCTCTGTTGATTTGTACAAAGCAATGAACAAGTTGCTATTAACTTTAGTGTCCACATTACCTGCGCTATCAGTCAGGCTAACGACCTTTGTTTGATCTGTTTCATCAAAAGTAATCTTACGATCACCCCAATACATATCTGCCAAATCAAACGAGAACTGACCGTTTGGGCTGATATGCGAAATTGCCAGAACGTAGTACATTGTCTTGGCATCAGTGCTAAGAGCAGCATCTACAAACGCACCGCCCATGTAAGCGTCACCGTACACAACAGGAATGCTGTTAGTTGACGATGGTGGAACTTGTTGACGCACGCCGTTATCTACCGCTTGATCCGAACTCATGTCAGGAGCAAAAGCCCTAGCCATCAAAGAAGAAACAGCAAAGTTAATTGCAAAAGCAACTGCCATTTGTCCAGCAGTTAAAGCGACTCCGGTTGCAATACCGTAGTACGCTGCAACAATCATTGTCCCGACCATAACTATTCCTTCACGAAACTTGCGCCAACAGCTTTGTAGCCGCGCTTTGTGTAATTTATCAATGGCCCATTTGCTGACACTGATGTGTAGGCACAATTTATAGCGCCATCAGCAATTAGTTTACTGGCTATCTTGTCGTATTCAATCCACAGCTTGCCGCCAACAAGATTGTTTCTGTGTTCGTGATCCACCCACCACAACAACTCATGCAACTCCACAACATCAGGACACCAAATGTTGTTCTGCTTAATTGCAATCAGTGTCCCGGTCATGTGCTTATCAATCAGGATAAAACCACGACCGTTGATGATGGAGAACAACAATTGCTCAACATACTTTGGTGAATGTTTTGTCGTGTCGCCTAGAACATCTACAGGGTACTCTTTTGAGTAAGCCTCTACAAACTCTAGCAATCTTGGAATGTCGTATCTTGTCGCAAGTCGAATCATATGCCGAATCGTCTTTGTGAGGGTGCTTGTGTAACTGCTTGACTGCCTGATGTTGGCTCACCACCAAAGTCAAAGTATGACCCTGCGATAGATGGCACACGGTTCATGCTGTTGTCGCCGGGATAGAAGGCTTGCCAAATCTTAGGAGTAGTACGAACACCGCCAACCCTGTTCTCCAAGATTGTGCGAAAAGAAGCACAAGACAAGCCTACAGTTGCCACACGGCTTCTGATCTGCTCGTTCCAATCTTCCGTGATGGAATAATTGGAAACAATGCCCTGATAGCGTTTAAAGAACTGCTGTGTAGGCGATGTAATGATCTGATTGTTAGAGTCAAGGAAACCACGCCAAATTTCAATGCGCGACCCTTTAATGTCAGAGCCCAAAACAATAGCTACGTTTGTTCCATCAACGCCTGTCAATGAAATATTTAAATCAGAACTGTTGGCTTTGATGTCTCGCTTGATGTCACTCAGTTGCAGCAGGCTACCAAGGTTTGTGAACGTGATGCCGTTGACAGTGATTGGTGACGCTGCGTTGCAAAAGGTGTATGCGTTGGACGGCATGGTTAGCCGTATGAACTCTGCTTGCCGGATAGATGAACTATTCAGCGCCGTCATTGTTGTAGTCATCCTGTAATGTCCTCTCTGAATACAAACGCCTCATCCCATTGCACAAATGCGCTTCCGGGTGCTGGCATAAGTGTATAGGTAGGGCATTTTTCTGCCAAGACGCTGAACGTGCAGTCGTTTCCTACGTTGGTCAATGTGCCAACAGTAACAGTGCCAATGACAGGGCGATGTAGGCTGACCGACACAGTTGTGTTGACGCCTCGCAAGACATCCTGACGGACCTTGTAGGTGTACTTGCCTATCTGCAAAAAGTCGCCAGCTTTAAACACCAGCACATCAGATGCGACTGACGGCAAGTTGCCAACGCTGATGATTTGCGAGTTCGCAGCAGGCACAGCAGCCAAAGTCAAAGCGTCAACCTGCGGGATTGTCAGCCCACCCTGATACGAGGTGAACCAAGACAAATTGGCGCTGTTGAACGTAATTGTCTCGGGCAATTGGCGATCAAGGTTGTCAATTGTCTGAATGATTTGGCGTGATGTAGCGTATGGCAAATAGGCGTGAGGCGAGACAGTGAACACCCACGGCACAGCAGTAAGGTATTCGGCCACGCGAACCTGACCAGAGCGACTTACCTGCTGCCCAACAGTCCTGCGGTTGTTCACCGTCATAGACTGCTGCACCTCAAAGATTGTTTGAAACGACATTAAGTTCTCCCAAAGTTCGTGGCTAGGTTCTTGCCAGCGTACTGATTAGCCGCCCAAATCGCGTTAGAACTGCCTAGAAGGCGGTCTTCAAACGATTTGGTATCAATGGCATTGATATAGTTGTTTGTGACGTTGGTGGTGCTTCCCATGCCCATGTTGTGATTAGGAATGATTGTTCCTGATCCTGTTGGCACAAACATCTCTGGCCCCTTTTCTCCAACCACATATGGGGTATTGCCAGAAACAGGTCCACCATTTGCTCTCATGCGAATGCCAGTGCCGCCTGATGGCGCACTTAGCGCATACATACTTGGATTGGCAGAAGGCACTGAAGGAGCAAAGCTGGCAAACAATCCACGCAGCAACGTCATAGCCTGCATCTTCATGTGCATGGCAATCAAATCTTGAATGACGCTTTGAGCAAAGTCTTTCATGCTCAACTTGCCAGTCTTGACAAAGTTGTCAATGGCAGAACCCATGTTGTTCCACACAGAGTCAAACACACGCTGCGTCCTCAACATGGAGTCTTCAATCTGTACAAACAGCTTTGCCATCTGCTCTTGGCGGTCGATTTGGTCAAGGTTAAATTGCTGGTCAGGACCGCCAACCTTTTCAACCTCACGCCTTCTCCGTGCGTACTCCAAAGAAAGCTGTGCAAGTCTTTGCTCTTTCTCTGTAGCAAACATCATCTTGTTTCGCATCTCCAATTGCTCTTTGAGAAACGTCATCTCGCGTGTTCTATCAACGCTTGCAGTGCGAATGTTTTGGCGCTTGATGTCCTCTTGAGCCTCAAAAAGCGCAAGCTCTTCTTTGACTTTTTGTTGCTCATTGAACTCGGCAAGCAAAATCTTGTAACGTGCCTGCCTAACTTTTTCAGCAGTTTCTGCTGCAATGACAATTTCCTTTTGCTGGAATATTTTTAAGTTTTGGTCTTTGGCTCTGTTGTCTTCTGCAAGGTTTTTCTGGCGCATCTCAAGCAAAGCATCTTCACGCTTCTTTGCGCCCTCTAGCT